ATTTTAATGCGTTCATCCCAGGCGACATCGCGGAACATCTCCCGTTTGAATAACGCAAAATTCATAATCGCGCCGGTTACTTTGTAGCGCAGCTCGTTCGTGCCGGTCCAATTATCTCCATCTGGTTTGTGGTACAGCGTGGCGTCCTCCAAAAGCCAGCCATGTTCAAAGGGGACTTTGTAACCGTTCTCAAGCACACTGCCGCCGACACAGCCGGCTTCTGGTTCCGCCTCCATAATCTCCAACAGCTTTTCAACGCGCGTTTTGTCGGTAAAAATAAAATCTTCTTCAAGCATCAGCAGATACGGCTGCTCGGTTCGGTCAATCAATTCGTTGCGGCAGCGCGACAGGCCGCAGTCAAACGGCAGATTGTAGGCGGTCGGCTTATTTTTAAGCCCGGCCTTCATAACCTCACCCCACAGTTCCAAGTAATCTTCAAGAATGAATTTTTTTCCCTGGTCAGCTATATAGACGTGCGCGCGCGGGTAGTATTTCGCTATGGATAACAACAGTTGTTTCAGTTGCTGCGGCCGCTCAAACATAGTGATGCAGAAAGCAATGTTTTCAACCGGGTTTTCATTGAGTGCGCATTCATCCCGCCGACCGGCCATATCAATGGAATACTGCAAATTATATTTTTTGAAAAAATAGGCTTTGTCGTTTTTGCGATTGCGGTAGAAACGATACCGTTTCAGCCTGTCCGATGCTTCCGACGTTTCAATATGAACGGGCTTTTTATGCTCAACAATCGCCCATGGGGTAAATCCGACCGTATAGCCCTTGCGCTTGAAATCAATAAAAAAGGTTGAATGCTCATAGGCCACCTTGATATTTTTGTCCCAGAGCACGTCTTTGACCGCCTCGGTACGGGCCACAAAGTAGTTGAACGTGATGTCGCAGAGCTGTACGTCCTCGCCAGTTGTCTCCATCGCCTCGTAAATGAAATAGCCTGGGTTTTGGTGAATGTACCCCTGATAATTTCGCAATCGTCCGGCCTCGCGCACCCGTCCGCCGATTAAGTCTGCCCGGCCGGCTTTTACTAACTCCAGCATCCTGTCCACGCCGGCCTCGGGCGTGTAAAAGAAGTCATCATCGCCTATCATGACGTAGGGCGTTGTTACGTGCGCCATGAGCCCGTTTCTGCCGCCGCAGACGCCGCTGTCAAAAGGCAGCTGCACGAATTTTGCACCCATCTGTTCGCAATAGCCGGCAAGGTCGGCATCCGGCTCGTCGTTGTTGCCAACGATGATATTCACGTCCGGGTACGTCTCGCGCAAGCTCTTAACGCAAGCCATGAGATACTCGCGGCGCATGAAGTTTATGATGATGGCGGTCAGTTCGTTTTTCATAATTCACTCGGAAAAATAAATAAAGTCTCCTTTTTTAATTCTGCCAAGATATTTTTTTCAAAAGTTGCTAAATCAAAATCGCGCGCGAACGGATGTAGTTGGACGGCATGACATTCGTTGCCTCCAAAATCAGCCGTTACGTTTATTATATTTTTGCAAACATTTTTTACTTCGTTGTAATTATAGCTATCAACAACGTGGTAAATGTTTTTAAATTGAAACTCGCTTTGCAATAGAGTGATAGTCGTCTCATCACAAGCATTAGCAGGAAAACCGACTGTTTCAACTTCAAAATCTAAACGGCTTTTTATTACCTCATTTGTCTTTTTTAGACTTTCCAATTGATATTCTCTGCTGGTCTTAAAAAATTCCTTTACCGGATGTGCGATGACGTGCCAATATGAATGATTGAACGGTTCAATGAGTCCTAAATTTTGTTTGATAAATTCTGCCTTTTCAGCAGCACAGGTTTCCAGACCAATACCTACAATACCTAAAGAAATTTTGATATTATATTTTTTAATAATTTCAAAAAATTTACCGTCGTCCTTGCCCCAAAAATCATCAATTTTTAAAGTTACTTTCTTCATGTAGCTTACTTAATTTCCTCTCTTTTTTTAATTTAACTTTGGCTTTGTGCGCCAGCTTGGCGCGGCGTTTGGAGTTCATAGTTAAATAATCGTTATAATAATTTCACGTTGCCGGGATGGATCAAGTTCAACAAGAAAAATGCTTTGCCACTTGCCCAATAATAATTCCTTGTTATGCAATGGAAGGGTCACCGACGGCTGAAAGAAAAGCGCGCGAATGTGCGCGTGGCCGTTTATGCGCTCATCAGGGGGCACATCGCGCGCGGCAATGATGTTATGGGCGTAGAATGCCTGCTTTGGCGCGAAATCCTGCAGGATGCGCTCGTAGTCTGCCAAAAGCAATTTTTCGTTTTCCAGCACGGCAATGCCGCAGGTTGTATGCCGGCTGTAAATATTCACCAGATTATAGTCGCTGTACTGCGGCAAAATAGACTTGATGTTATCTGCAATGTCTGCCGTTATGTCGGTAAACGTCTTAGCGGTTGTTTTAAAATATTTCAACTGGCGCATTTTTTTTGACTACGATACAGGGAAACCCGTGAAATTCCCCCTCTAAAATTCTTTTGACGACATTGGCTATGTCTACCGGCTGCAAGAGCGTGCTTTCGTTCTCATTGGGAAACAAGCGCGCGCGCATCTTCGTTTTCGTTCTTCCCGGGATAATACAGTAAGCATCAACGCCCTCGGCCGCCAAACTTTGTGTCAGCGATATCACCCCGGCCTTAGACGCGCAGTAGGCGCTCCAGCCGGCCCTGCCTTCGCGTCCGGCCGTTGAGGCAATGTTGATTACCAAATTCGCTCCGTTCTGCAATGCGTACTTCGCGCAGTAATAAGTGCCGAGCAAATTGACGTTTATCTGCTCAAACCAAAGTGTCGGGTCAGATTCAGCAACCGTCTCCGGCTCAATGTAGCCGGCGCAGTTCACAACGATGTGCGGTTTGTGTGCCTGAAAAAACTGCTTCACCCGAAACAACCGTGTCACATCAAGCTCTTTCCGTCCGGGCAAAGATACTGCCCCGGGGAGAATGGCGGCAATCGCTTTACCAATATCACTTTGTCCGCCTGTTATAACTGTTTTCATAAAGCGCATTTAAAATAAAAATATCTTCAGCATATGTCAGTTTGTATAAATTTCTGCCACCCTCAATAAGGTGCGGCAGAATGTCGTGGACATTAAGCATTATGCTTGTGTCGTCGGTTGCATTCTCCAGTGTTGTTTTTGCGTGCGCGCTTTTCAAAAGCTCCGTGTCAAATGCTTGCGGAACCTGCAGCGCTTTTAAATCTTCACGTTCATAAGTGTATCCACGATAAATAGTATCTGTCGGCTTTGTGTAAAACGTCATTGACGGGTACTGGATAACTTTCATCACAATTAATTCTATCTGTTCTCTTGTCACAAGCGGCCGCACCGCGTCAAAAATTACCACTTTGTCGCCGGTTACGCGCTCCAAGCCAATGCGTACGCTCTTCTGTCGCGTTTTGCCGCCGGGAAAATCAACGCCAACCACTACCACCTCATCCAGTACCGCCTTGGCGGTATCGTAACTGTGTTTCCAGATCGGCTTGCCGTGGAACTTAATGAACTGTTTTTTTCCACCAAATCGTATGCCATTGCCGGCGGCCAGAATTATGCCGCTGATTTTAACTGATTTCATAGTGTGGTTTTAAAACTTTATTGACGCTCGGATCGTAGCATCCTCCCCGGGCAAAATACTCCTCGCGCGTGATAGGCGTCTGCCAGTATTCGCCGTACTTCAAAACAAAATACTTTTCAATGTCCCGGGGCCGGTTAAACGTCATGCCATAAAAATCAATGACGTGCAGCTGCTCAAAAAAATGCGCCGGGACTACAGCCGGAATGCAGCCCCATTTCATGCCATTGGCCGTTGTCTCTTTGTATTTAAAATTCGTCTTATCGTTCATGTCGTCTTCCTCTGACAACCGCTTATACAGAAAGTGCCATGCGTCACGGCCCATCTTATTGTGAAAAAATAAATCTATCTTACAGCCATAACGCTTAAACACCATCTGATGCTTCCACTGCAGATACAACGTAAATCCGGCGCGCTCGGCCTGTTCTATAATTTCGCCGGCAAAAACCGCATAGTTAAACCACGCGCCCAAATCAATATCATCCTCGTCTCCGGGAGGAAAGTCGCCATCACGATACGCTCCCAGGAGCGTTCCACCATCCAGCCAAAAAACAATATTCAAACAATCTAAAATGCATTTGAAGTCGCGTAAATTTTCTACCGCTAAATTTTTTTTATCCTGCATATTTTAAAATTACTTTACACCTGTTGCGCTGCAAATCACGTTCAAATTTTCATCGCGCACCTCTAAAATATCGTGCGTGCCACGGATATTGAATGTTCCATCGGTAGCTTCAACCCATACAGCCAGCCATGCGTGGTTGCGGTCTTTATTGATAAAAATACTACTTTGTATTCCGAACTTTGCGAGCCACTGTTGTAGCTCCTGAGATTGGTCGTAGCAGTTGTTTGTTTCACGGTTATAGTTTCGCTCGTCTCGCGTCTGGAGTAATCCAAAAAGCGTCAGTCTTTGCGCGGTAACTTTCCTGTTCTCGGCGGCTTCTTTTGCCATCTCAATGTTGGCTGGTAAGTGCTCTTGTACGTAGACATTAAAGTGGCGGTACTGGTAGCTGATTGAATACATACCCGTAACAAAGACGAGAGCGAGAATAAATACTAAAATATCGTGAGTATTTTTTGACATAGTTTATGTAAGCAAAGAAAATTCGGGGGCGGAGCTGGCTTTCGCGCTCTGCGCTTTTATCGTCTGTACCCAGACGCCCCCTTGAAAGAACAGTCCCCTCAACCTACTCACTACAATGTTCAACCTACTCGCCGCAGCAGCTGCAACTCTC